TATCAGTTGCAGTACTCCCCATAAAAACAGCTGTAGGTTCTAATTTAAACCCTGTTGCGGACAAATCAAAATCCACTCTTGTAATTGCTGCTCTACAAAACTCTTCATCACCCCAAAATGGTCTAACATCTATAGATTTTTGTAAATTTATTATTTGTGGTAGACTATCTATAGTACGGTCATCTTTAAACCTGGGTCCATCAAAATCTGACTCTGGATAACCTTTTATTTTAAAATCTTCTGGTAATAACGAAAAACAACCAATATCACTAACATCCACATCCATAATAATGGTTTGGTCACCCACTGGTACACCATATATCATAAAATCTCCGGCTTCGTTAGTTTTTACTGTATATTTGTAATATTTGTCATAAACATATTTAACTTCTTGATTGTTTAATACATTATTTAGTGTTGGGAAGGTTCCTACATTTACATGGCAATCAAAGGTTTTTTCACTACTAAGTAAATTATATCTTCTGCCATCTTCATCTGTATCGAAAGGTTGTTTATAAGGGTATAAAAACTTAATTACTTCGTTTTTTTCATCGGCATCATCTAGAGGTATAAATATAGAAACTTTTGCATTGGGTATACCGAATCCAGCATTTGTAGTTACTCTTCCTACAACTACACCAAAATCTGCACACATACGTGTATAAACATCTTGTTGTGTTAAAGAAAGACTAAGAATTTCTAATAAATCAAAGTCCTGATTAAGTTCAAAAGTTATATTCTTATCTTTTGCACCACTAGTTCTAACATCAGTTCTTACTCTAAATGATTTGGCCATATTTTATCTTCTTAATTATACCCCATAAAATAATTTTATTATATTTATGGTGTTTATAAAATAAATAGTTCCACCATTAAAATTAAAAGTACTTAAGATAATTGTATAGTAAAGATTTTTAAAATACTGGTTTGCTTGGTTTTTTAAATCTTATAGAAATATCTTTGTCGGGATAACGAATCTGTAATATTTCATTAGGTTGTGCATAAATGGTATCATCTATCAACCCAATTTGCTTGGTTGTTGCATTTATATATGGTTGTGTAGACATCGATTGAGAGTAATTTCCACCTACTTTATTAAAGACTTCTATATTCACAAGATTTAATACTCCTGGTTGTGTCATAATAAAACTTACTAACCTTCCTAATGTTAAATCTTCTCCTAATTCCAATTTGTCTACCGCAAAATAATCACTAATTTGTGTAATTATATTAGTTATTATACTGCCTTCATTTGCTGCTTCTTCTAAAATTAAATCTATAGATAAAGCAATATCTATTACTCTTGCTTCTCCAACTAAAATATAGTCATTTAACATTCTATAATTAGATAAATAATTTGCAATATTCCTTTTAAGAGTTTCACTTACTAAAGAAGTTAATTTACCATCTGGTGTATATGATAAAATATTTAAATTAACTTTATTTTCTATTTCTGTAACACCTACTTTAGCAGGTGCTCCAAAGATTGCGGGCATTGTTCTTAATTTAGACACATAATCATTTATAGTAACTCCTCTATTTTGGGCTGCAAAATTATAAGATATATAATTTCTTATCTCTTCAGGTGTCATTTGATTTGCTCCTCCTATAGCTGGTGTCGTATTTGTTACTGCTAAACTATTTTTTACTGTTTGATTTATTTGTTGACTTGGTCCTGCCACAACAAAATCTATATTTCCTACTGTAGTTATTGCCCCCGCTCCTATATTTGCAGATTTTCCGCCCCCAATTCTATATTGAATGAATAGTGTAGTATTAGCCTTAACTGTGTTACCTAATGCTATATTATTCATAAATTGGGACATATTTAACTTTACTCCTTTTGATGCAAACCCGTCTAATAAATCTTGGGAGGTTTGATTACCACTTCCAAAAGTTAAATTAAAAAACCCTTCCGGTGTAAATTCAGTAATAAATCTTTGAGGTACTGTTATATGTTTACCTACTTTAATGCCTGGTGCATCTGCTGGTATCGAAGGGTCTTCTATGAATACTTCATTCTGTGCTAAAGCTTCCACTTCATACCATTTATTGGCTGTTCTAGATATAAACTCTGTATTAGCAGGTATTGTCTGATAACCTAATCCCTCTTTTTGAATAAGACTGGTAACTCCAATTACATTTTTTTCTGGTAAGAATATTTTAAAAAATGGTTTGCTGTCGGCATCATTTATTTCTTTTTTGAATACCTTGGTTATTCCATTAACGACAACTTCTTTTTTTATTATAGTATAATTTTGAATAATTCCATTTGCGTCATAATTAGGTATTATAGTTTCATTTGGTATTCCCTCTGCACTATACTGAGATGAAAAATCACAATCTGTTATTAACTCAAATATTTGACCCGCTCCTCGGAATCGTGCACCCGCTCTTATTTTACCAAGATATTTAAAATCTTCTTTATCACCTAGAACCGGAACTATAATAGATAAATTTACTAATGCAACTGACGGTCTATTACCAGGAATCTTTAACCCATATGTTTTAGCGATATTATATAAAGAACTTCTTTCTTGAGCATATTGTAGTACAGTTTCTTGGAAAGTTCTATCTATCTGAAAGTTTAGGTTATCTGCTACTGCAGCGTTGAGGTCTAAAAATACTGAGTATATAGAAGCGTCATTAGCATTTTTAATTAAATCCGGATAATAGGTATTTGTTAATCTTAAAAGTTCATTTCTAATACCCAAGAAATCTCTTTCGGTATATGCTATTTTTTTCTCTGCCATTTTATAAATCTATTATAACAAAATCTTTAGTCTCAAATACACCGTCTCCAGCAGTATAATCAATTCTTACCCTTATAGAATAATCCCTTTGAGCTTCTCCTACAAAACTCATATTTCCGTCGTCCATAGATAAATCAGTTGTTTGTTCATTAATTTTTTCTTCTGCTTTTAAATCTTCTAATGTTTTTACTTCTACACTATTAATTATCAAACTAGGAATAAACTTATTGACCGCTTCACGTATCTCACCATCAATAGCTAATTTAGTGGTTGTGTCCATTTGTTCAAACACATAAGTAGTTAAATTAGTACCAAAATCAGGTAAAAAATATCTAGAACCTTTACGAGTAAGTATCAAATGTATGAGATTAGACCTTACCTCACTCTCTGTATTCGTATTTAGCCCGAGAAAAAACCCTTCGGAGCTATCTACAAATGGAAATGTTATACCGTATCTTTGTGTGGGCATTCTTTTTTATTATAAATACTTGTAAGATTACTTTGTTTTAAAATTGTAATATTTATAATAAAAGAAAATTATGGCAATAACATTCGACCAAGTAAAAACATTAATACCAGGAGTAGGATATAGAGCTTATATCTGGTGTACTTATATGCAACAGGGTTTGCTATGTGAACCTAATCAGTTAGGTTCCGGTATATGGGAGTGTCATTATTTGTTCGGTGAAGGTTCACCACAAGACTCTTGGCAAGGAGGAGGATATGGTCCATTGAATGGGATTTTCCCAAGTATAGGTGACTGGGTAAGTGTGGAAATCGTCCAACCACTAGTACCACATAGTTATATTTTATGTTATAAATTATTGGAAATAGTAGATGAAGCAACCTTTAATGTCGGAACTTGTACTTCTTGTTATAATCATGGTTATGGTGGACAGTGTTCAGATGTTTTTATTACAGTTCCCCCATTACCAGGTGACCCAAACGGATGTCGGTATAATAATATTATAAATCCTGGTGGTCTTCCTATAGGTTCCCTTGGTGTATATGGCAACCCAACTTATACATATACAGCTTGGATATCATCTAATTGTGAGGATTGTACGGGACATGTCCCTCCATCATTTGCACCTAACATGATTGTTAATTGTTGTGACCCTAGTGTAAGGTACCAGCTGGACCCACTTATGTATACAAGTGTTTGGCAAGCAATTACAGGTACTGGACCTGGTCAATTAGGTGTGAATAATTACCAACAAGCATTTAGAGCTTATGTGGTATATGTTGGTGGGGTACCAAACCCAATGCCACTGTGTTGGCATTTGGAGCATGTTGACCCTACTAGTTTATTTGGTCCATATGCAATTTCCATAACATTTGACCCAGTACAAAAATATCCTGATTGTGGACATTTAAATCACCACATAACGAATTCTTTCAATCCACCATATAAACCATGTTGTCCACCTACACCTGATGAGTGTGATTCTAACGTTATGTTATACTTAGAAGATAAGATAACAGATTTTAAAATTATTAAAGATAGTATCTTGAATCCTTAACATTCTATGTTAATTCAACTTCTTTTGTTTTACCATTTCCATTTAAACTTATAGATTTTAAATCTACATCTATTTCACAAGTTCCTCCTGCACATGCTAATTCACCTGATAAATCTGTATTATCGTCTAATTCAACTACTTTAGATAAATCTATTTCAGTAAGAGTTTTCATCATATCTTCATAAATTTCTTTAGTAGAATCTTCAAATGGTGGTTGAATGTACGACCCACCATCATAAGGAAGAACTGATAAACCATTATAAAATTTTCTATTTTCCCACATCCATTCTCCAGCTAAATCCCATTCATTTTCTTTTAATGATATTGTTGCTGAAACGTTGTGACTATTTGAACCTTTTCTATGTCCTGGTCTAACCCATTCACTAGCAACTTTTTTAACCCTGTCTAGTAGTTGGAACGGGGACTCGGTTCTCATAATAGCCCCTTTTGGTGCTTTTTGTGGGATGATAATTACAGCTGTGTCATGTGGTCTAAAATAATCATCTTCTAACAATTCTGAATGATTGGCCCTTAGATAGTGATATATTGCTTCATTTTTACCTACTCTAACTCTACGAATATAATAATCATTATGCCATGCATGAATTCCAGATGATGTGCCTAAAGCTAAAGAAGTTGTTCCTGCAGGTTTTACTGTTGTTGTTCTTGCTGCTCTATTTATTCCAATTAGTTTTGCTACTCTAGTATTTTCTCTTTTAACTAAACTTGCAGCTTTTTTCATATCATATTTTAATACTTTACCTGAACCGATACCTGTCATTGATACTCCTATCAATGCATCCTTCTCTGTGGTTTCTTGCCATATTTCTCTTAAATAATGAAATGCGGTGTACCCAGCTTGTAGTGTTCCAATAAATGCTGCTGCTTTTACACGGTCATTTAAATCTTCTTGTGATTCAATATTAGATACATTAACTTCACATAAATTACAGAATTGATAAGGTCGAAGAGCAATTTCACAACAAGGATTAGTTCCCCAATCTTTATCATTATTTAGATAAATTCCGGGTTCTCCTGCTCCTGAAAGTTCTACACGTTTCCATAAATCCATAAAGAACTTCTTTGTTATTTTATGTCTCATTAAACAGGCAGAATTATTTGCTCTACCTCTTTGTGCATTTAGTTCCCACCATTTACCAGATTTACAACTAATCATTTCATTATCATCTGCACTAAATAAACTAATAAGTGCTGCTCTTCTGATACCTCCTGCCAATACAGCATCAGCTATATGGCAAACAATATCATGAGCTTCTAATGTAGTAAGTTGGTCTCCAGTGTCTTTTGCTTCCAACATTCCTTTTATTTTAACAATACATTCTTTAAGTGGTTGAGGTCCTGGAGCTTTTCCACCAGAAGTAATAAGTCTTGCACCTTTTGGTCTAATATCTGAATAATCAAAACAAATTTTTGAGCCACCGCCATTCATATATGATTTCATTAATA